TGGGAAAGGTGTGAAAGGTGTGAAAGGTGTGAAAGGTGTGAAAGGTGTGAAAGGTGTGAAAGGTGGGAAAGGTGTGAAAGGTGGAAAAGGTGTGAAAGTGTAAATGTTAAATATTGCTGAAAGAATTGAATCGCTTAAAACTACACGAAGGCTTGAGCCTGTTGAGCTGCAGGCCGATGAGCTTGCTTTACTCCGTGCCCGCAGGCAGCGTAATCTTATCGAGTGGATGGAGAATGAATATTACCTCAGCGGGGGACGTGCGGCGGTTGAGGGTTACTGGTCACGCGAGTATACACCGTTTTTCGAGCAGATAGCAGAATGGTTCAGCGATACTACTACACGCGAGATATGGTTACAGAAACCTGCACAATTTGGTGGGACTACATTTATGGCCGGATGTCTCGGCTATGTCGTCGATTGCAGCCCGGGACCTGCTATGGTAGTTATGCCGGATAAGCAGGAAACTCAATCGAGAATCGAATCCGTTATCAGGCCGATGTTCGCCAATAATGAAAATCTGCTTTCACATATCTACGGCAAACGAGTAGAAAATATTTTTATTACCAAACAAACAATAATGAACCACATGAACCTGTATATCGGCTGGCCTACAACAGCGATTGCCACCGGCGATAAGCCTGTTTGTTATTTATTTTTGGATGAAGCTGCAAAATTTCAGCCTGTAGTAGGAGTAGAAGCGGATCCTTTCAGTCTTTTTCGCAAGAGACAGTTATGGTTCCGTAACCGCAGTAAATTGCTTGCGATGAGTACTCCTGTAACTGTTGGCGACCTTTTCGACAGGAACTATAAACGGGGTGACTGCTGCGAGTTCTGGGTGCCGTGCGTTCACTGTAAAAAATGGCATTTGCTTGACAGGCATAATATTGTAATTGATAAAAAAACCAACGGTAAGTATTACCGGGAAGAATATTACAAAAAAGGTGACCATTACCGTTACGTATGCCCTAAATGTGGTGTTATATGGACCGAATCCGATAGGTGGAAATCTGTTTGCAGTGGTAAGTTTGTTCCCGACTATTGCCAATTGAACGATGATGGCAAGCCCGATACGCCGATCCGGTTTACTACTTACCATTCGGCACGCATACATTTGCTGATGCTGCATACGAGTTTTGACCCGATGCGACTTTTAGTCTGCGAATACGTCCACGCAATGAAGCAGCTTGATGCCGGTGACACTCAGCCGTGGAAGGACTTCAATAATTCTCGGCAGGCTCTGCCCTGGAAAGAGCAGAAGGCAAAGGGCGATATCGACATTCTCAAGAAGCATATAGGCTCCTACGAGCCGGATATTGTCCCTGTCGGTTGCCAGTTGCTTGTAGCAGGTATAGATGTTCAGCTTGACCATGTATGGTTATGGGTATTGGGGTTCGGGTACCTTTCCGAGGTATGGTCGATATCGAATATGAGGATAGAGACGGGCCCTACCGATCGCATAGAGAATCTTGAAAAACTTATTCCCTACCTTGTCCGTAGATTTGAGATTGAGGGCATGCCGAAAATGACTATGAGAATTGCCCTGGCTGCAATTGATACTCAATATCATACCGATACGGTAAAGGCGTTCAGTGTGCGGTGCCGCGGTGTTGCATCTGTAATGCTGGTAGCCGGTGATGACAGGCTCACAAAACAGTCCATGCGGGTAAGTAAGGAATCGGGCGGTGCTATAAGTGTATATCATTTGAATACGTGCGTATTCAAGGACCGTCTGTTCAGAATATTCTTCGAATCTCAAACACCCGGTCCGGGTTACGGCCATTTTCAGAAAGGGGTTGATTACTTATTGCTGGAGCATATGTGTGCAGAAGAAAAGGTGATCGAGCGTAAAGGTGAGAGGATTACGTGGATAGGCTGGAAGATTCGCAAGGAAAGTAAACCTAACCATTACTGGGACTGCGGCTATTACGCACTGGCAGCCGCCGATATGGCCGGACAGTGGACCATTGCAAGTGCCGAGGAGCTTGAAGAACTTCGAAAAATTGAGAAACAAAAATTACAGGGCAAAGCAATTATTGAAAAACCGATAAGAACTAAATATTAAGAAAGGAATTATTATGGGTACTGATAAAAATGAACGACGATCCTTCTTTTGAATCTATTCCGCAATATTCAGCTATTCCCATCATTGAAATTAATGATGAGATATTATTTAAAAACTCAAAATATAAACGAATACAAGGAGATAACTATGTCGAAGAAAAAAACAAAAACAGAGCAGGAAATCGAGGTACAAGTTAGGGAAGAAATTACAGAACAGAAAAAACAGGATGAGCCTGAAAAACAGCAAAAGAAATGGGCATTTCCGACTGTTAGCAAGTGTCCCCGCTGCGGAACAACTGAGACCAAAGCTACTCATACTGACGGCAAAACCGGCACGCAGTACAGGCAGTGCCAGAGGGCAATTTGCAGGTATAATTACTCGGTAAAAGGTACGAAAGTGTAAATATTTTTCCAAGTTTGGAAAAACTTTCAGTAAAATGCAGTAATTTAGCTTGTATTCCATTGTTACCGAGCAGAATTTTCCCGATAATATAACTGTTCTATTACAATATGTGCGATCAATAAGCCGCCGACGGGCGGTTATTGTTAAGAATATTAAACGGCAAGTAGGCTGCCTACGCTTACTTGCCGTTTTTTATTTGCCCGGGGCGTGAAAGTTAAAAGGTTTGAAAGGTGTGAAAGGTTTGAAAGGTGTGAAAGGTTTGAAAGGTGTGAAAGGTGTGAAAGGTTTGAAAGGTGTGAAAGGTTTGAAAGGTGTGAAAGGTGTGAAAGGTTTGAAAGGTGTAATGTGTCACTAACAAGTTCATCAACATTAAGCGATGCCCTTGCCCAATATAACGATAATATTTTATGGGAAGGTGATTCTGCAAAGGCTCAGAACTGCCTTGAGGCTATTCGGTTTATTCTTGTGAACAGGCCGGTAAGAATGTCAGAAGGTGAGCAGTCCCTGGACTACGAGTCACTAAAAGACCAGGTGATACAAATCAAGAATTATCTCGGTATCTCAACAACGACAATCAATAAGACAAGCTTTACGCAGGGAAGGATGCTGCTTTAATGCCGGCTGTCAGAAAACCAAAAAGAGAGGATACGAGGCGGGACAAGATTACCATTGAGGGCCAGTTCGGAAGATATACGGCTTTGGGTTTTCGTTCGGCTTCGATTGCAGGGAGGGAAGGAAGGGGTTATTCCGGCGGTTCCGGCGATGCTCACAGCAGGTACAGCAGGCCGAGACTTATCAATCAGAGCCGTTCATTTTATCGAGATAATGGTTTGTACAAAGGTATGATTGACAGGGCCATCGATTACATGGTGGGCTCCGGCTTCACGTTGCAGGTCAAAACAAATAATACGAATTTCAATAAGAAAATAGAAAACCTCTGGAATTCGTGGAATTTCAAGCCTGAAATAAGGGGGTTATTACTGGGATTCGAGACGGCCCAGATGTTTTTGCGAGAGGCTGTTCTTTGCGGGGATATTGGGGCGATAAAAACGAACAAGGGTGTTTTGCAGCTTACAGAGGCCGAGCAGATTAACGGGGGCAATCAGTCGAAGGACGGGATCGATAAGAATATGTTCGGTGTTCCAACCGGATACTGGATCAGCGGCTACAACGACCACGGATATCTCTATTCCAAAGGCACGAGGAAAATAGAGCCGAAGGATTTTCTGTTTATGACTAATCCGGACAGGCCCAGCTCGACTCGCGGAGTGCCTGCCTGCCAAAGCGTTTTTTCAATGTTGCACAGAATAAACGATGTCTGCGACTCGGAAGCTATTGCAATGCAGCTTTTGAGCAGGCTGGCGGTTAGTGTCACCCGTGACAACGCGGACCAGAGAGCTTATATGGAAAGCAAAGAGGACCCAAACAAATCGGCAGCCGATACTATCGGACAGTTGGGATCGCGGGTGATGGAACTCAAGTATGCTCTGATGTTCCATGCCAGGCCGGGCGAGAAGATCGAGGGGATCGAACATAATATACCCGGTAAGAATTTCGGCGATTCGCTGAGATTGTTTTTAAGACTTTTAGGTCTTCCTCTGGGACTTCCTCTGGAAATTATTCTTTTGGACTGGACAAAGAGTAATTATTCGCAGAGCAGGGCGGTTCTGGAGCAGGCATTTCAGTCATTTCTCAAGTGGCAGAAAAAGCTTGAGGGTTTTTATTACACACCGGCATTCGAGTGGAAGCTTCAGGGCTGGAAAAAATCTGGGCTTTTGGGTAATCGTAAGGATATCCCGTATTCGTGGATAAAACCGACTTTCCCGTGGATAGACCAGCTCAAGGAATGCCAGGCCAAGGGTATGATGATAGACAGGGCTTTGATGACACATTCGGAGGCCTGCAAGAGCAGGGGACAGGACAGGGAGGAGGTCATCGAGGGCAGGAAAAAAGAGATCATCGAGGCCATAGAGATAGCCGGTGACATCAGGGAAAAAACAGGTGTCGATGTTGACTGGAAACTATTTGCGGGTCTGGCAAACGAAAAAAACAGCGAAGCAAAGAAAGCCAAACAGCCGGCGGACGGCTCCGAAATAGACGAAGATACTAATAAGGGGCAAAGCGATGAATGAGGCGATCTTAACTGAAATACAAACTCATAAATGGGCGATGGAGCCTACGGCATTAAAGGCGTTCGTTGAAAAAGTTGCGAACCTTTCCGCCGTGAGTGTAATTACTTCGGTGACCGTCGATATGCCTAAAAAGATTCTGCAGGTTGTCGACGGCGTGGCAAAAATCAAGATCAGCGGTGTGTTAATTAAAAGCGTGCCCGGATGGATCCGGTTATTTGGTTTTGACGCTACAGGTTACGATGAAATAACCGGACAGATCGCCGAGGCACTTGACGATAATGAAGTTTCCGCCATAGAGCTTATAGTATCCAGCCCGGGCGGGACGGTTGCAGGAGTGACGGAGGCGGCCGATGCGATATTCAATGCACGTAATATAAAACCGGTGACCGCCATAGTCGAGGATCTTGCTGCAAGTGGTGCTTACTGGCTTACCTCGCAGGCACAATCCATAACGGCAGGAAGGACGGCGGAGATCGGCTCGATTGGGGTATATTCGGTTTATTACGACTGGACGGGCTTCGATGAAAAAGCTGGTATCAAAACAATTGTAATTCGCAGCGGTGAACATAAAGGGATGGGTTTCGACACCATTACAGACAATCAAATTGCCGCTGTGCAGGAGATAATAGATGGCCTTGCAGGCCAGTTTATAGATTCGGTAGCGGCCGGAAGAAACAAAAGTACAGAGACAATAAAAGAACTGGCGACAGGTAAATTATGGATAGCCGAGAAAGCCCGCGAGATGGGCCTTATCGATATAGTGACAATTAAAGAAAATAATAACAATCAAAATACAGGAGAATCTGTTATGGCAAACGAGAAACAAACAAACCAGAGTGAAGAGGAAGTAAAGGCCAAAGTAGAGGCCGCGGCCGAAGAGGCAAAACAAAAACACGCCTCTGACGAGAAGAAAAGGCTCGCCGAATTGAAGGGTGCATTTCCGAACGATCTGGAATTTGCAATAGAGCAGTTCGAGGCCGGGGCTTCATTGATAGAGGCAAAAGCTGCATTTGCCGATGTACTGCAGAAAAAGCTTGATGAAAAAGAAAAAGAAAAGGAAAAAGAAAAGGGAAAAGAAGCCGGTGCGGATCCTTTGAAATCGGGTGATTCGGCCGGTGAGGGTGACGGGGATAATTTCGTGACACTTGGCAAGAAGATGGCCAAAGAGGAAAAAATACCACTCGGCCAGGCTTATAAAAAACTTGTCAGGGAACAACCTGAGCTGCACAAGGCCTATAAAGAGTCGCTCGGACTGTAAAAGGTGTGAAAGGTGTGAAAGGTGTAAAAGGTGTGAAAGGTGTGAAAGGTGTGAAAGGTATGAAAGGTGTGAAAGGTGTGAAAGGTGTGAAAGGTGTGAAAGGTGTGAAAGGTGTAAAAGGTGTGAAAGGTGTGAAAGGTGTGAAAGGTGTGAAAGGTGGAAAGGTTTGAAAATAAAGAGTCTTTGTAATCCGTGAAAACGGTGAAAATAAAATATTATTACTGAATTCTGTTTTTAAGGATTCTAAATTTTTAGGAGATATAAAAATGAGTCAACAAATAAATGGTCCGGAAATTACAATGCAGGCCGGCGAGGACTTAATCGCTTTTCGCAGAGTAAAAATATCAGGCTCGACAGTGGTTTATGCCGACGCCGGTGAAACCGGTATCGGTGTTGTTCAGGCAGCAGTCGATTATTCAGAAAATGCGAATGCATGTATTCGGCTGGATAATCCCGGCGGTACTTCGAAAATGATGGCCGCTGGAATAATCACTGCCGGGGCCGCCGCTTACCCTGCCGCCGATGGTAAGGTTTCTGCTACGGTAAACGGTGAGCAAATTGGTACAGCCATTGAAGCGGCAGGCGC